GTGCGTGGCTGTATTGGGCGCTTTTATCTCTAAGAGACCCTCATCACCAACTAAGCCATCAGGGGAAGCGCCCGCCATGATGATGGATGGGTGAGGAACAAACCCCACTTCATCGACTAAGACGTTTTGGGCGACTTCATAAGCAAGCCTAGCTAACGGTTCTGTGTCTACCCCATGTTGCATAGCAGCATTTGTGAAACTGTCGCCTTTTTGACCCGTTAGGCGCTCGCACACCAATTGAGCCATGTAGTTGTCTCGACTTGTTGAATAGCCCGTTTTAGTCTTGGCAAGCACATCAGCCACACGGGAAGCGGTGACTTTGCCAATTCGTGCTGCAAACCATTCGTCTGAGCGTTGTTCAATCATTTCTATCATCTTGGGCTTTCTTCATAATTATCGGGATTGAACTTGGGGCGCTTTGTCCCCTTGTCCATTGGGTTTGGGAATGGTGGAAAAGGCCACATCACAATTTAGCCTTTGCTTTGTCTTTGGCTGCAATCACTTTGCCTTGCCACTCTGTATTGCCGTTGCAAGCCGCATAAGCGAGTTTGTAGGCGCTTTTTAAACTGTCTTGGTCTGTTGATGCCTCAATAGCCGCTAAATGGTCTACAAGGGCGCTTTCATTGATTGACGGGATTATTGTTGTCTTACGACTTGCTACGTTACCGTCATCATCTTCAGGGGCTATGCCACAAGCCGCCATCAAACTGTAGCGCCTAGCATACGTCAAAGCCGATCCATAACCTTGGGCATCTTGTTTGTTGGCGGGTACATGAAGAATGCCGCACTCAAGCATTTCACCCGATTCGTGGACAAACATGGTTTCAATCATTACGCCATTAGCGCATTCATAATTTTTTTGAATCAAGGCAATGCCGTTGTCGTTTAGAGCGTCAATGACCGCCTCAACACAAGCCGCCAAGTCTGCATAGCGTGACTTGAAGTGTGGATTGGTAGATGACTTGAGGGCGGGGCCAAAAGCCTTTTGTGCTTTGACCAATGCGGTGGCTAGATTTTTCATGCTTCTTCCTTTAAATAAGCCGTTAGGCGTTTGATCCGGTCTGAGTGATAGTCACCCATGCGCTTTGCGTATTCTTGGGCGCTAAGTGCCTCTAATAGCTTTCTCTGTGCCATTTCAAGTTCTTTGGCAGCTAACTCTTTAGCTGATGGCAAACGAAAATAATCTTTAAGGTGGTCAAGCATGATTAACCTCTCCAAGCCAACATTACGCCAATGCCGCCAAAGATAACGATGGCTAAAAAGCACTCAACAAGTGTCTGAATAATTTTGTGTTTCATACGGCCTTGCTAGTTGTGTAGAAATCTTTTTTAGCTTCTTCCATCAAACGCTTGTATTCGTCATTAGGAATGTCATAGGTAATGTCTTTGTTGTTTGCGTCAAACACAAACACATCAAACATTTCTGCAAAGTTGTGGTCGTGTGGGTAATTGATTTCCTCGGGAAAGTGGTCATAGCCAACGGTAACTATTTCAATAGTTTCACCGTCATCAAATGACACTGCGTCTTGAAAGCTGTGCTGCAAATTGTGTTTCATGGTTTGATCCTCAAGCAAACTTTGCAATAAATGTGTTTAATTTTTTGACTTGAGCAACAGCCCATTTGCGTTGGTCAGGGCCATTCTCACCAATGTAATCCTCATGGTTTAAATGACCATTTTCATGGAAGCAGCTAAGAACATATTTAGCTTCATGCACAATTTCGGCATTTGTGTAATCGTTGATTTCTTTTTTATCGTCACGGGCAATTTGTTGAAGCGTGTTAGCTAATTCGTCTATTGCCATTGCTGATTTGATGATTGAGCGTGTCATTTGATTTCTCCTAAATAGACCCCAAAAGTTAGGGCTTGATGTAAGTATAAGTTATCTTATAAAGAACTGTCAACACTTTTTTGAAATATTTTTAAATTATTTTTAGATAAGGCTTTTGCCCCGTTTTTAATCTTGCACTACTTGAAGGTCTGTAGTCAGGCGCATAGTGTTGCCATGTTCATCAAAAGCAAAAGCCAAGGCATTTTTAACTTTACGAATTTGGTTAACACGATTGTTCCAAATTAAGGGGTGCTTCTTAGGCAAGCAAGCCCAAATATTTGACATTTTTTTGGATTGAGCAACTTTTACAAACTCAGCAATTTGCACTTGTTGTTCAAAATTTGTTTTGGTATCTGACATTTTTGTTTCCTTTTAATAGACCCCGTTTGTTTAGGGCATGAGTGAATTATAAGCCAACTTATGCAAAGGTCAACAATTATTTTGTAGGGACAAACCCTAATGTTGCTTTTATGCAAATGCTATATAATTTGGCTTATGAATAAAGAAAAGTTTATTGCATTAGCAGGCTCACAAAGTGATCTAGCCAAGCTATTGGGGATAAAGCAACCCGCTATTTCCCAATGGAAAGCTGTGCCTATTGCAAGAATTTGGCAATTAAAGTTGTTGCGTCCTCATTGGTTTGTGGATTAAGATTGTTTGAAACACGGCTAGGAATGGATTGATCCCCATTCTGAAAAGGGTACTCCCCCCCTGCCGTTTGTTTCTTTCAGGGAGTTTGCGGAGAAAAATTTATGGAAAACGTGTCTTTATATGGCGTGGATTTGTTTGGTCAAATCATTAAGCCACAAGCGTCAGGCTTAGTAGCGCAGCGCTTTACACTTCCCCCTTTCACAATTCTTGATGCCCGTCAGGGTGAATGGCAAGAGCGTAAAAGGGCTTGGAAATCTTTGGGCATTGAGAGCGAAGTTGGCAGAAACAAATCTTTACTTTATGCCGACAACAAAGCGGGTTCTTATGATTTCTACAGGAAAAAAGAAGGCATTAGAGAAGAAAACACAGAGTTAAACACAAGCATTTTTGACCCTGTGCTTTGTGAGTTAGCTGTTAAATGGTTTTGCCCTTATCAGGGGCAAGTTGTTGACCCGTTTGCAGGGGGAAGCGTTAGGGGAATTGTTGCCGCTGCACTTAACAGAAACTATTGGGGTTGTGATTTGCGTCAGGAACAAATTGACGCAAACCGTATGCAGATTGATCAAATTGAAACGCCATTAAAGCCTGTTTGGGTTTGCGGTGATAGCATGGAAATGCTTGCCCAAGCGCCTGATGCCGACATGGTATTTTCATGCCCTCCATACGGTGATTTAGAGGTTTACAGCGATGATCCTCAAGACCTTTCAAACATGGAATGGCACACCTTTTTGGCTGCTTATAAACGCATTATTTTGCGTTCAGTTCAAAAGATGAAGAACGACACATTTGCTTGTTTTGTTGTCGGTGATTTCAGAGACAAAAAAGGGTTTTACAGAAACTTTGTTAGCGAAACAATTGATGGTTTTGAATTAGCAGGGGCGCTGCTTTACAACGAAGCTATTTTGGCTACAAGCGTTGGTTCAGCATCCATGCGTGTTACTAAGCAATTTGAATCAGGCAGAAAGATGGCAAAAACCCATCAAAATGTGTTGGTGTTTTGCAAGGGTGATTGGCGCATAGCGGTGGCAAAAATTAACAAATCTGAAGAAACTCAGGGTTAAGCCATGCACTACTATCAACATCATATTGGTGACTTTATCAAGGATACATCGTTCTTGACCAACGAAGAAATTGGAATTTATTTAAAGTTAATTTGGATTTATTACGATTCTGAAAAGCCATTGCCAAACAATTTATTTGAACTTGGTATGAAAACAGGCGCTAGAGACAATCGAATTGAACTTGAGGGTCTTTTGGAAATGTTTTTTGTTTTGGATATTCAAAAACAATGTTGGCATCACACTAGATGCGATAAAGAAATTGAACATTACAAACAACAATTAACTACCGCTTCTAAGGCGGGAAAAGCATCAGCTCTCAAACGGGCGTTGAACAGGAATTCAACGGGCGTTGAACAGGCGTTAAACGAGCGTTTAACAGAGGTTCAACCAACCAGTAACCAGGAACCAGTAACTAAGAACCAAGAGAAGAAAGCACTCGGCAAACGCCTCGCTAATGATTTTTCTTTTCCATTGGAATGGGAACAGTTTTGCCAACAGACAAGACCTGAACTTAGCCCTATCAAAACCTTTGATCAATTTAAAGATTATTGGATTGCCCAAGCGGGTCAGAAGGGCGTGAAGTTAGATTGGTTTGCAACATGGCGCAATTGGGTTAGAAGCACCAACGCACCCAAACAAAATCCTTACGACATTGTTAGGCTCACAGTTCCATCAAAGAATGAGCCTGATGCCGCATTGGAAAAGATTAAAGCTGATGACAAAAAAGCCGTACCAATTCCGCTTGAAGTATTGGAAAAGATGGCCCAATTAAGGAAAAAGGCATGACACACCATGAAGCAACAGCCATCCTTAATCGGGTCAGAGAAGGCCAACAATTTAGCCACTTTGTCATTACAAGAGCGCTTGAACTTACGGGAGATTATGAGGAACAACGAAGCAATGGAGTGGGTGAGGCGCTTTTGCAAGAAAGCCTTGGAAGAAGGACGGGGGGAAGCCCAATATTGGTGGCAACAAACCCTAGAGGACATAGCCAAGAAACGTGGGCAAGCGGCTGCTGATGACCTACGCAAGCGCATGAACGAACAAAAGGACAAGAAATGATTTCCATCATGTTTACGGTTTACGGGCATCCCGTAGCCAAGGGCAGACCAAGATTTTCAACAAGGGGAAAGTTCCCCGTTGCTTACACCCCCGAAAAGACAAAAACTTATGAAACCGAGGTTGGGATGATGGCAAAGGCGGCAATGGGTGCGTCAGAAGCCTTAGAAGGGGCATTAGAGGCGTTTATTTACGTTACCTTTCCCGTCCCCCTTTCTTACTCCAAAAAACGCACAGAGGCTTGTTTAAGCGATACCGAGAAACACACAAAACGCCCCGATTTGGACAACGTAATTAAAGCGGTCATTGATGGCATGGACAAAATCGTGTTTTTTAACGACTCGCAAATTACATCTATTCATGCCACAAAGGTTTATGGTGAAGTGGCAAAGGTTGAAGTTATGGTGAGGCAAGCATGACAATATTTATTTATACCAAGTCAGGATGCCCAAACTGCGTAGCGGCTAAAAAGCTACTTAAAGAAAAAGGTTTGAGGTTTATTGAAAACGACATGGACAAAGCAAATGTTAGACAAGCATTTAACTTTGCTTACCCTGATGTGCGTGGAATGCCTCAAATCTTTGTCAATGACATAAGAATTGGTGGTTTGTTAGGGCTTCAGTCAGCTTTTAAAGAGTTAGGCTTATGAGTAACAAAATAACATGGTTATTGATCTTTTTTTACTTGGCAGCGTTTTGGTCGGTTTTTGTTTATTTTGTGAGGCAATTTTTATGATTGTCACCCTACACAACCCACAACAAGGCCATGCAGTTTTAAAAGACTTATGGCCTAAGATTAAAGAAACCTTGCAAGCGGGCAAGCAATTGCGTTTGGAAGTCAAAAAAGCCACTCGAAGCACAGACCAAAATGATATGTTTCACGCCTTGATTGACAAGGTTTATAAGGCCATGAAAGCGGTAGGTTCTACATGGTCAGCGGACGATTGGAAGCGCCTTTTAATTGATCAATGGGCGCATGAGACACAACGCAAGATTGGCAAGATAGCCCCAAGCCTAGATGGTGAACGGGTTGTGCAGCTAGGGTTACAAAGCCACAAATTCACCAAAGAAGAAGGTTCGGAGTTTATTGAATGGCTTTTGTGTTGGATGGCAGAAAAGGAAATTGAAGCATGAAATGTCCAATTTGCGGATTACGCCCAAATAAAGTCTTAGATACAAGAGCAAACCCAGAATTTATCCTTAGAAGGCGGGAATGCAAGAACGGTCACAAATTCCAAACCAAAGAATATGCAATACCTGAAGCACCAATATGTGAGAAGCCAGAAACTCCTAAAGCTAGTAGCGGCTTTAGCTTGTCAAAGTTGTGGCATAGATAACGGGGTTCAAGCAGCGCACAGCAATTGGGGTGGGGGTAAGGGTAAAGGCATCAAAGCTGATGACAACCTAGTGGCGGCTTTATGCCTTAAATGCCATTACGAAATAGACCAAGGGGCGCATCTATCAAAGGATGAGCGCAAAGAAATGTGGCTAAAAGCGCACAAAGCAACGATTGAGGGACTTGGCGACAGATGGCCTACCGAAGTGCCAATCCCTCACTTACCCTTGTGAGCCTTGTCTAAACCTTGAGCCTCATGTTGCTTCAATTCTTTTTCTACGGCTTTAATGCGGGACATTTCAGAGCGATGCTCAGAAACCTTTTCGTAGTGCATAGGCTCACGGGGTGTTTTAGATTTTGCGGGCGTGATGATAAATTTTGAAGCCATGATAAATCCTGTTAAAATGGTGATTGACATTGTGCCACATAGCGCATAAAGTCAAAACCATAAATTCTTTGCAAGGAAACATCATGGGTAAAATGGACACAACAATGGTTAAAAGCACAACTGGCGCAACACCCCCTAAAGGTGCGTCATCTTCTGACAAGTCAGGCGAGCGCATGGGTAAAACCGTGGGTGGCGTTGGCATGGGTAAAGAAGACAAAGTAGGCGCTGACAAGTTGTTTAATACGGGTCGCACAGACGGTATTTGCTACACCAAGACTAAATCAGAGTACCGCTAAAAAAAGCGAAACCCAAGCAGTCATGCACGACTGAATGGGCTTCTAAACATCACAAATGAAAAGGATTTGAAATGTCTGCTTTGAATTGTAAGGCTTGTCTTTACTTTAACGACATAGGTCAGATGGGGCAGTGTAGACGCTACCCCACTTACCAAAACCGTCACCATACCGAGTGGTGCGGTGAGTTTGAAATAGTTGCCATCCCTGAGACAGAGGATGTTTTACCCGTCCCCGTGGCGGGTGTTTTTTCTCCCAAAAAGCGTGGTAGACCCGCAAAGGGGGCAAAATGATGCGCCCATTAAACGATAGGGTAATTGTCAAGCCCTTGGTCAGAACACTGTCAGATATTATTTACGTCAACAACAAAGAGCCTTTTAATGAGGGAACGGTTGTGGCGATTGGCCCCGAAGTCTACGAAACCCAAGTGGGCGACTTTATCAAGTACGGCAACGGGGATTATTTGAATTGGCCTACCCAAAAGATTGATGGTCAAGATTACCAAATAATCCAAGAAGCCGACATTTGTGCAATTGTTGAGGAATAAACATGGCGACAAAAAATGGCTTGTATGCCAACATTCACAAAAAGCAAGAACGTATAGAGCGCCAAAAAGCCGAGGGCAAGCCCGTAGAGCGCATGAGAACGGTTGGCTCAAAAGGCGCACCCACAACCGAAGCATTTAAACAATCTGCCAAAACCGCTAAAAAACCTTAAACTACCATGAACAAAGAAGCAATCAACAAGCAAATTGAAAACTTGATGACTCAAGGCAAACAATTGGAAGTGCAGCTACACATGATCAACGGTGCATTACAAGACTGTAATTATTGGTTGGCTGAATTGGAGAAACAAAATGCCCCTACAGAAATCAGCGAGTCCTAAAGCGTTCAAAGAGAATATCAAAGCGGAAGTAAAGGCGGGCAAGCCCGTCAAGCAAGCCGTGGCAATAGCCTATTCTCAAAAGCGAGAAGCCGAAAAAGCTAAAAAGAAATGACCGAAGAAAAGCGCCCTGTTGGTAGACCATCCCTCTACGATCCTAAATATTGTGAGGAAGTAATAGCCTTGGGCAAAATCGGCAAGAGCGTAGAACAGATTGCTTCTAGGTTAGGGTTTTCCCTTAGAACAATGTACCAATGGCGTGATGATCACCCAGAATTTTTGCACGCCTTAACAGAAGCCAAGGAACTTGAGCAAGCGTGGTGGGAAGATCAAGCCGACAATTACATGGTTGAGACTAAAGACGGGCCAAGACTGAACGCAACAATTTGGTCAAGATCAATGGCTGCACGATTCCCTAAAAAGTACCGTGAGCAAGTCAAGCAAGAAATCACGGGTGCTGATGGTGCGCCATTCCTAACGGGCATCCAAGTTTCATTTGTGAAGCCAAGTGAGTGAAGTAACCCAAGCAATAGCAAAGGCCGAGTTTCCACTCAAGCTAGAGTGTTTGTTTAAGCCATCACGTTATAAAGTCCTATACGGTGGAAGGGGTGGCGCTAAATCATGGGGGGTTGCTAGGGCTTTGCTGATTAAAGGCGCTCAAGCCCCGTTAAGAGTGCTTTGCGCCCGTGAATTCCAAACATCTATCAAAGACTCGGTTCACAAGCTGCTATGCGATCAAATCATGGCGCTTGGGCTTGAGGGTTTCTATGAAATTACCCAAGCATCCATCAGGGCTAAGAACGGCACAGAGTTTAGCTTTGTTGGCCTAAAGAACAACGTGGCTAACGTCAAGTCCTATGAAGGCGTGGACGTTTGTTGGGTTGAGGAAGCGCAAACCACAAGCCGAATGTCTTGGAACGTGCTAATTCCTACCATTCGCAAAGAAGGCTCGGAAATATGGATAACCTTTAACCCCGAGTTGGAAACTGATGAAACTTACCAAAGGTTTGTGTTAAACCCCCCTGAGAACTGCATAGTTCAAAAGGTCAATTGGTCTGATAACCCGTGGTTTCCCGAAACGCTCAAACTTGAGAAAGATGCGCTCAAGCACCGTGACCAACAAGCCTATAACGTGGTTTGGGAAGGTTTATGCCGCCAAACTGTAGATGGGGCAATCTTTGCCAAAGAAATGCAAATGGCAGAATTGGATGGGCGCATTACAAAGGTCAATTACGATGCCACAAAGCCCGTACACGCCATTTTTGACCTTGGGTGGAGTGATGCCACAGCCATTTGGTTTTTACAGTTTATAGGCATGGAAACACGGCTTATTCGCTACATTGAGGGCAATCAGCAGACCATGAGCGACTACCTAGCCAAGATGCAAACCTTTGGGTATATGTACGACACGCTATGGCTACCCCATGACGCTGAGAATAAGACATTGGCAGCAAACGGCAGAAGCATTGAGGAAATTGTGAGGGCAGCGGGCTATAAGACCAAAATTATCCCTAGAACGCCCATCATGGACTCAATCAATGCGGCTAGGACAATCTTTAGGAATATGTGGTTTGACCGTGAGAACTGTCACGAAGGCTTGCAATGTCTAAGGCATTACCGTTACGATGTAGACCCTGAAACCAAGCAATTTAGCAGAACGCCTTTGCACGACAACTATTCACATGGCGCTGATGCGTTTAGGTATATTGGTCTGATGGTCAATGAGCCTAGACAAGCTAGAAAGCCAAGACCTACCGCAAATTATGGTAGCCAACACTCATGGATGAGTTAAAATGGCTCAAAATCACTTAGGGCAACATCATGGCTGATGATTACGACTCACGAATCCAAGAGGCAATAGAGTTTCTCAAGTTTGCTAACGATGCAGACACGATGAATCGTCAAGAAGCGCTTGAGGATTTGAAGTTTGGTGCGGGTGATCAGTGGCCTGTGGAACTGCAAAACTCCCGTAATCTTGAGTCACGCCCCGTTATCACGGTGAACAAGGTGGACAACTATTGCCGCCAAGTCTCAAACCAACAACGCCAACAACGCCCAAGAATCAAAGTTCATGCCACAAACACGCATGAAGACATGGTAGACGCACAAACCATTCAAGGATTGATTCGGCACATTGAAGTCAATTCCAACGCTGATCACGCCTATGACAATGCGTTTGAATACGCAGTTCGCATGGGTTGGGGCTATATAAGGGTCAGAACTGACTATATTTCCGAGGATTCCTTTGATCAAGAAATTTACATTGACCCCGTAGATAACCCATTTACCGTCTATTACGATCCCAATTCAATCTTGCCTGATGGCTCTGACTCTGACCGTTGCTTAATCACAACAATGATGCTCAAGAGCGAATTCCGCAAGTTATACCCTGATGCTGATGACGGTGG